GGAATCCACGATGCAACTATTAGATACCCAAAAGCAAGGTATCGAAGAGGGCATCAAGTCCACCGCAACTTACAGATTCATGGCTAAAGTGAATAACTTCTCCAAGGCCGATGATCTAAAGCGTGAGAGATCCAGATTCACCGAGGACAACTTCGGCAGAGATGCCGAGGCTCGCGGTTTGCTGTTATTCCCCAACACCTACACCGACATCAAGCAGATCGAAACCAAACCTTACGTTGCTGACGCTGAGACCATGAAGGTCATAAAGACCAACGTCTTCAATTATTTCAACGTCAACGAGGATGTATTAGAGGCCAAGGCTTACGGCGATTCCTGGAGTGCTTTCTATGAAGGAGTCGTTGAGGCCTTCGCTATTCAGTTTTCTGAAGTGATGACGCGGATGTTGTACACGTTCAGAGAGCAGACTGAAGGAAACAGGGTGATGGCAACATCGAATCGCCTTCAGTATATGAGCAATAACGATAAGCTGAATGTTTCGTCTCAGATGTTGGATAGAGGCGTAATGAGCATTAACGAAATACGCGAACTGTGGAATCTAACTCCAGTTGAAGGCGGCGACCGCAGAATCATTCGCGGTGAGTATTATGACGCTGACGCAAAGATGGAGAACGACTCATGAAAGCAGTCGTATATATGGCAACCAGAGGATGGTATGAGAAGGTTATTCCTTCAATCAAGTCTTTGTTGTTAAAGAGCGACATCGACAAGATTTATTTACTGATTGAGGACGATACTTTCCCCTACGATCTACCGAAGATCCATCCGATCAACGTTTCAAAGCAAACGTTCATCAAACCAGAATCCCCAAACCTGAGAGGCACACGGTGGGGATATATCGTCATGATGCGAGCTTGTCTCCATCATTTGATTCCTGAAGATGTTGTCCTTTCGATAGACGCGGACACGTTAATCTTTGATGACATCTCGCCGATATTTGATTATCCAATCGAAAACTATTATGTCGCTGGAGTTAGAGAACCAAAGAAAAGCTCTGGCGGCCCTTGGGAGAAACAACCTCTGTATATCAATGCAGGGGTTCTTTTAATGAATCTCAAAAAACTAAGAGAAGACGGAAAAGGCGACGAGATCATCAAAGCGTTAAATGAAAGATATTTCGAGTTTATCGAGCAGGATTGCATCAATGAATTATGCCAAGGAAAGATATTGGAACTTCCTCCAATCTATAACTCATGCCCTTGGACACAAGCAACGATCAATCCAGTCATCTACCACATGGCGGCATATCCGGCGTGGTTTGGTGATTCGATTGTACAAAGATATTTGAGGTTAAAGCTATGAGAGAACGAGAATTCAGAAATATGGAGATGAGGATCGCTCCATCTGACGAAGGCAAAAGCTACAGAGTAGAGGGATACGCCTCTACGTTTGAGCCTTATGAAATGTTTAGGGTTGACGATACCGTCTATTCCGAAAAAATAGATCCTCACGCATTTGATGAAGCCGATATGAGCGATGTCGTTCTTCGTGTTGATCATTCTGGCCCAGTTTATGCCAGAACATCCGCGGGATCTATTGAACTGTTTGTAGATGAACATGGACTCGGACACCACACCGACCTTTCCAGAACATCGAATTCAAGAGCATTGTTCGAGGACATCGAAGCGGGGAATTACCCAAAGATGTCGTTCGCGTTTGTCGTCGCAGAAGACGGAGACGAGTTCGACAAGAAAACACATACCAGAATCATTCACCGCGTTGCAAAGGTGTTTGATATATCTCCTGTTTCGTTCCCAGCGAATCCTGGGACTGAGTTAAGCGTTTCTACTCGTGACTATTTCAACGGAGTGATTGAAATGGAGAAGGCGGAGCGACTGGAAGAGGAAAAACGCAATCGGCAGAAACAGAAAATTAAGACTTTATTGGAGGTCATCTAAATGGAAATCAAAGAGATGACGATTGACCAGCTTGAGGAGAGGAAAGACCAGATCGCGACTGAACTTGACAATCCTGAAGCAGACCTTGACGCTCTTGAGAACGAAGCGAGAGCAATCAAGGAAGAGATGGAAAACCGCAAAGCTATCGAAGCGAAAAAGGTCGAGATTCGTGCCGAGGTCGCTTCTGGTGCTGGCGAAGTAAAAGAATCTATTAAGGAGAAAAGATCTATGTCTAACGTAGAAATCCGCAAGAGCGAAGCCTACATCAACGCTTTCGCCAACTACATCAAATCCGAAGACGATTCCGAGTGCCGCGCGCTGCTGACCGAAAACGTTTCTGGTACAGTTCCTGTGCCGGAATATGTTGAAGAGCGTGTCCGTACCGCATGGATGAAAGAAGGCATCATGAGCCGCGTCCGCAAGACCTACCTGAAGGGCAACCTGAAAGTCGGTTTTGAGATTTCCGCTACTGGTGCAGCCAAACACGTTGAGGGTTCTACTGCCGTCGCAGAAGAAACTCTGGTTCTCGGCATCACCGAACTCAAGCCGTTCTCTCTGAAGAAATGGGTCTCCGTATCTGACGAGGCTATGGATCTGAGCGGTCGTGCATTCCTCGACTACATCTATGACGAGGTCGCTTATCAGATCGCCAAGAAGGCCGCTGACGAACTCATTGCCTACATCGAGGCTTGCACGGCTTCCTCTACCACGACTTGTGTCGGTGTTCCTGTTATCACCGCTACCACCGTCGCCGTTGGTACTGTTGCCAACGCTATCGCTAACCTGAGCGACGACGCTGCGAATCCAGTTGTCATGATGAACAAGCTGACCTATGGTGCTTTCAAGGCCGCTCAGTATGCCGGAAGCTTCTCCGTCGATCCGTTTGAAGGGTGCGATGTTCTGTTCAATAACACCATCACAGCATTCTCCGCCGCATCTACTGGTGACACCTACATGATCGTCGGTGACCTTGGCTATGGCGCAATCGCAAACTTCCCGAACGGTGAAGAGATCGAGATCAAGGTCGATGACAAGACTCTGATGACTCAGGATCTTGTGAGAATCCTTGGCCGTGAGTATGTCGCTATTGGTGCTGTCGCGCCTGGCGCATTCGTCAAAGTTAAGAAATAATGGTGGCTGGCATGGGAAAAACTTTAATCGCCGTTCCGTGTATGGATCAAGTACCCGCTTTATTTTGCAACAGCTTGGCAACTTTGCAGAAAGTCGGGGACACAACACTCGCGATGGAAATGTCTTCGCTGATTTATCATTCCAGAAATCATCTGGTGGGCAAAGCTATAACGCTTAATGCGGATTATATGCTTTGGTTAGATTCTGATATGGTGTTCCATCCTGATTTATTAACAGGCATGATGTCAACCATGAAGAATCAGCACCTCGACATCTTGACAGGAGTGTACTATAGGAGAGTTTCTCCGTACACTCCTGTTTTACTCGATAAATTAGAGATCGACGGCAAGAATCTGGAAGCGCATTCCGTTGAAGAGATCCCAGATAAGTTGTTTGAGGTCGCTGGGTGCGGTTTCGGTTGTGTCCTCATGAATACAGATGTCGCCTTTGACATCTTGGCAAAATTCGGGCCGCCTTTTGATCCCATCGGCGGAGTGGGAGAAGACCTATCCTTCTGTTGGAGAGCAAGACAATTGGGCTATAAAATCTGGGCTGATCCTTCAATCTGGCTTGGCCATGTTGGAAACTTAACAATCAGCAAAGAGTTTTACGAGTCCTATAAGGAGAAAAAATGAGTTGTGTAGATCCTAATATTTTGGCATCGGTTAAGAGGTCGCTCCGAGTCACCACAAACGCTTTCGATGACGAAATCAGAGAACTTATCCTTGCGGGTTTTGCTGATCTCGGCATCGCTGGAGTAGAACCGCCTTCTATGGAAGATCCTCTGATTCTGACCGCGCTGAAAACTTACTGCAAGGTGAGATTCGGCGCACCTGAGGAATATGACCGACTGAAGGCGGCCTATGACGAGCAGAAGGCTCAGTTATCTATGGCGACTGGGTACACGGATTGGGGTGATTCTTAATGGATCGTTCTGACGTGTGTACATTATTGAAGTATACGAGAACGCAAAACGATGCGGGCGTATGGGTCGACACCTTATCTTCCCAAAGAGAAGTCTTTTGTCATGTTGACAGCGTGACACGTTCGGAATTCTTTGAGGGAGGGCGAAGCGGTTTAAATCCTGAATACAGAATCTCTATGTTTTACGGAGACTATGAGGGTGAGGCCATCGTTTTATACAATGGCCTCCCCTACTCTGTATACAGAACGTATTACGCGAAAAACGACATTATCGAACTTTACGTTGAACGAAAGGGTGGTACTAATGCGCGAGTATAACACTAACGCATACTCTTTCGATTCGTTAGTTTCTCGGATAATTCAAGAGTATGCCGACGAGATAAAAGACTCAACGAATGAGATTGCCAGAAAGCTCGCTAAGCTTGGCGCGAAGCAAGTGAATTCAAACGCTGCCGCGATGTTTAAGGGTACTGGCAAGTACGCGAGGTCTTGGACGGTGTCGGCGGAAAAGAAGAGGTTTGGAGAGTCCAACGTTATACATTCATCGATGCCGGGACTCCCACACCTTCTGGAAAACGGTCACGCCTCGCGTTATGGCGGCCGCGTAAGCGGTCGGGCGCATATCGCTCCAGTTGAAGAGGAACTTGTTAAGAAATTCCAAGAGGAGGTTATTGATGTTATACAAGGACGTTAAAGACATGATTCAAGAAATCGGTCTTCCTTTTGCATATTACGCTTTCCCAGACGGAACGGCGCAAGAACCTCCGTTTGTCGTTTTTTACTACGCTTATTCCGATGACTTATTCGCCGACAACTCAAACTATAGAGGGATCTCCAACCTCACGATCGAACTCTACACAGACCACAAAGATCCCTTACAAGAGGCCATCGTGGAGGATGTGCTTCGTTCACATGGGATCACTTGGGCAAAAAGCGAGGCCGTTATTGAGGCCGAGTTAATGACTCAAGTCACATATACAACAGAGGTTCTCTTAGAACCTGAAACCATACCATCGGAGGATTCATAAAAATGCCGAAGATCAAATACGGTATTTCCAATGTGTACTATGCCATTGCCACCATCGCCGCGGATGGAACGGCCACCTTCGGTAGCCCTGTGCAAATTCCTGGGGCTCGGAGTTTGTCGTTGACGGCAAATGGTGACATGATTAAGTACTATGCCGATAACATCGAGTGGTGGACTTGTGCCGCCAATAACGGTTATTCGGGAAGCCTGAATCTGGCTTATCTTCCTGACGGTGTTCGTGAAGCTCTTCTGCACGAGAAGAGAGATTCCAAGGACATCCTTCTGGAAGACCCGAACGCAACGGCCGTTCACTTCGCTCTGCTGGGTCAATTTGAAAACGACTCCAAGAATCGTCGCTTTGTATTCTACAATTGCGTCGCTTCTCGTCCTGACGAATCCGGCAACACCAAGGAAGAGAACATCTCTCCCGAAGAGACGAGCATTCCGATCGAAGTCGGTACTATCTATAACAGCTCTCTGAGCATTTACACCACAAAGGCAGCCACGACCGAGGACACGCAGACCACCGAGTACAACGCATGGTTCACGAGCGTTTACACGGCGACGGCACTTCACACCTAATAACGGAGGCAAGACATGAGGCAAGAGGTTACTATTGGGGCTAATAAAGTGATGTTAGAGGTCAACGCTCTGACACCTATCCTTTACAAAAAAGCATTCAAAGCGGATTTCATCCGCGAATTGCAGTCATTGCGCTCAGGGAAGAACGCGGAGGGATTAGCCGAGTTCTTCCCCAGAGTTGCATATATTGCGAAGAAACAGGCCGATTACGATTACTCAGTTTCAGAGGAATCCTTCTTTGTCTGGGTAGCAGAGTTCGAGGCTCTGGATTTCGCAAATGCAGCATCCGACATCATGATGATGATTTCGGGATCTGAGAAAAACACAAGTAAGGCAAAAAACTGACGAAGGCGACTGATCGCGAATATAACACGGCAGTCTACACATTAAGAATACTCCAGCTTGGCATGAGAATTGCCGATCTGGAGTTTTTTGATATCGGTGACATTATCGACATCATCATTGAAAGAGGAAACGATAATGCCGAATACGATTATGTCGCCTCGCAAGAAGACATAGACAAATTACTGGGGTAAATCATGGCATCTAAACGTATTGCGGGTATCACCATAGAACTAAACGGCGATACCACAGGACTTAATAAAGCCCTAAAAAATGTCGATACTCAGTTAAAGACAACTAAAACAAACTTGAAGGATGTTGAGAAACTCTTGAAGTTTGATCCTGATAACGTTGAATTACTTGAGCAAAAACAAAAACTCTTGAACGACGCTATCAAGCTGACAACTGAAAGACTCGACACCTTAAAGGACGCGCTAAACGAAGACTTACCGCCTGACCAGTATGACGCTCTCCAAAGAGAGATCATAGAAACGCAACAGGAACTCGACAAATATCAAAGTGAGTTGGATGAGGCAGCACAGGGCGAGGAAGACCTTGGCGATGGTGCGAACGATGCCGCTGGGGACATGAACGAACTCGGTGGCAAAACCGAGCAAACCAAGGACGAGACAGGGAAAGCCTCTGAGGCATGGTCTGCCGCGAAACAAGTCCTCGCGGATATGGTAACGTGGGGAATCCAGAAGGCAATTGAAGGCCTGAAAGAACTTGGCAAGGCGATGCAAACGGCGGTCGTTGACTCTGCCGGATTTGCAGACGAAATGTTCACACTTTCGGTTCAGTCAGGTCTTTCCGTTGAGACGCTTCAAGAATTCGCATATATGGCCGAGCTAATTGACACCGATTTGGATACGGTCGTCAGTATGTTCGGCAAACTGAAGAAGTCGATGATCTCGGCGAAGGACGGAACTGGTTCTGCTGCCGAGGCGTTTGAAGCACTCGGAGTAAAGCTCCGCGATGAAACGACAGGCGAGTTGAGAGATGCGGAAACGCTATTCTATGAGGTCATTGATGCCCTTGGCGGAGTCGGCGACGAGTTAGAGCTTGAAGAACTCGCTATGGATATCTTCGGCAAGTCTGCAAAAGACTTAAAGCCGATGATAAAAATCGGTTCGGATGGCATCCACGAGTTCGCTCAGGAAGCGCACGACATGGGCGCGGTCGTCGATGAAGAGACGCTCGGTGTTCTGAGCGATATGCAAGACGGGTTCGATAGACTTGACCAGTCGTCGCAAGTTCTTCAGAGACAACTTGCTGTCGCGCTCGCTCCGGCAATCACTACTCTGACGGACGAGCTAATTAAGATGACTCAAGACCCCAAGTGGCAAGAGATCTTCTCAGAATTAGGTGAGACCTTAGAGAATATCCTTCCTGTTATCGGAGAGATTTCTGGTTTGCTTGGGCCGATATTCGATGCACTTAGTCCTATCTTCGATATCCTTGGGAGTCTTCTGGAAACGCTCGCTCCTGTTATCTCTACCTTGCTTCAACCATTAGCGGATATATTGGGAGTGCTATTAGAGCCTATCGCTGAATTGGTAGATGCTTTGATGCCTTCCTTAACTGCATTAGTTGAGGCTTTGGCGACAGTTCTCGAACCGATCAGCGACCTCCTAGGGACGACAACAGATTTGTTGATGCCTCTGGTCGAGTCGATTCTCCCTTGGGTCACGGAATCCATCCAAGGTTTGGCGGATGAGATTTCTATTACCTTGGGTTCGGCCTTAACTGGTTTCGCTCAGTTAATGGAAGGCGATTTTAGTGGAGCGGTTGAAACGTGGGGCGACGGTATTTCCCAGATGTGGGAGAAAGCTCAGAAGTGGGCGGACAAAATCGGGCCGTTATTCAAAGATACATTCGGAACGCTAAAAGGTTACGTTTCTGATTGGGGCGGAAAACTGACAACAGGATTCAGCGACATCTTCACAGATGCGAAAGACCTAGCCAAAAACGGACTAGATGCAATCAAGAATTTCTTTGATAACTTAACTCTTGAATTACCGCATATCGCTTTACCGCATTTCAGCTTAACAGGATCGTTCTCTCTGAATCCGCCGTCCGTTCCTTCGCTTTCTGTTTCTTGGTATGCCAAGGCTATGAAGAACGGTATGATTCTGGACAATCCCACAATTTTCGGGATGCAAGACGGAAAACTATTAGGCGGAGGCGAAGCGGGAGCAGAGGTCGTCGCTGGATTAGGTTCTCTGATGGGCATGATCCAGAATGCGGTAAATAACGCTTCAGAAACCAACAACTATGGCGGTGTCACTATTGTTGTGAATGCGGCCAAGGGTCAGGATGTCAATGAGATCGCTGAGGCCGTAGAACAAAGAATCAATTCCAAATACTTGAGAAAGGTGGCCGTTCAGAGATGAGCAACGCACTTCAAAACTATTTCATGATCGACGGCACGGCTTCCACAACTTGGGG